CCTGACCCACGCCAACTTCTACAACAAGCCGGTCATCGACCACGCTGACATGGCCCAGCTGAGCGAGGCCGGCCTGCTCACGGGCATCGCCGCCACCAGCGGGTGCTACTTCGGTCTCATCGCGCAGGCCGTCGTCAGGGACGACGTCCACGCCGCTCGGCAGCTGATGATGTCCTATGACAAGTGGTTCGACCGCTTCTACGTCGAGCTCCAGAACCACACCATCGACCACGGTGACGGCTGGAACGACGACCTCCTCGCTGATCGGGTCATGGGACTCGCTCAGGAGATCGGTATCCCGGCCGTGCTCACGCAGGACAGCCACTACTGTCACCAGGATGATCAGGAGATCCACGATGCCCTCAAGCGACTCGTCTCCTGGGGGCCAGACCCCGATGACGCTCTCTTCCCAGGAGACGGGTTCGGACTGGCCACCGAGCAGTGGCTCCGCGAGCACCACCACGCCGAGCGCTACGCCTACGGTGCCGAGGGACTGGCCGACCTTCTGGGAGCGCATGACCTGGTCATCCCTGAACTAGACACCTACCACTACAGCATCCCCTTCGTCGTCGATGACCCCGACACCGTGCTGCGCAAGCGGTGCAATCTGTCGCTGGAGGACATGCGGTTCGGCGGCAAGCAGCTGGGCGATCGCAGGCTGAGGCTCGAGGAGGAGCTGGCCGTCATCAAGGACACCGGCATGGCCGGGTACATCCTGCTGGTGGCCGAGACCACTGACTGGTGCCGGATCAACAAGGTCTTCTACCAGGCGCGTGGGTCGGCCTCTGGGTCGATGGTCTGCTACCTGACCAAGATCACCCAGGAGGACCCGCTCAAGTGGGGGCTGTCCTTCGAGCGGTTCATCTCCAGAGATCGCACCAAGCCACCGGACATCGACCTCGACGTGGAGCACACCCGCCGCAAGGAACTGATGGAGTACCTGCGGGGACGGTTCTCGGTCGCCCAGATCGGGACATGGAGCACGTACTCGCTGCACGGGGAGGATGACGATGAGGATGGGGCAAAGGGCAGCCTTCGGGTCAAGTACTACTCTGCTGCTTCTCGGCTTGGTCGGCCTGTTCCTGATTGGGCTTCGGTACCTGCGCAGGACAAGGCGGACCTCGAGGCCCTCGCCGCCATCGGCCCATATAGCTCGTATGGGACTCATGCGGCAGGTCTTGTGGTCACCACTACCGAAAGTGACCTCGCCCGCCTCGTCCCGATGATGTGGATCGCCTCGTCCAAGACGATGGTGACCCAGTACGGGATGAAGGACGTGGAGAAGCTCGGGCTGGTCAAGCTGGACGTCCTCGGGCTGAAGACCCTGACGACCCTGCACTACTGCATGGACCACCTGGGCAGGAGCGTCTTCGAGGGGCTGGGGTGGATCCCCCTGAGCGACCAGCGCACCTACGCGACCATCGCTCGTGGGGACACCGAGGGGGTCTTCCAGCTGGAGGGCGGCACGGCCGCCAAGGGCTGCCGCAGGCTCAAGCCCACCAAGATCGGGGACGTGGTCGCGGCCATGGCGCTGTTCCGGCCGGCCACCATGAAGTCGGGGGCCACCGACGACTACATCGCCCGCAAGCAGGGCGAGAGGAAGGTCCCCACGCGCAACCCGGTCATCACCAGGCACACGTCCAAGACCTTCGGGATCATGCTCTTCCAGGAGCAGGTCATCGCCATCCTGCGGGACCTGGGGATGGGTCCTGACGACCTGACGGCCTTCCTGAAGGCGGTCAAGGCCTCCAACGAGGGCATTGATGACGCGGGAAAGGTCATCGAGGGGTACCGCGAGCAGGTCAGGGACATGGCCCTGGACACCGACTTCTCCTCCACCGACTGGAAGTGGCTGTGGGGAGCCATCGAGGGGTTCGCCGAGTATGGCTTCAACGAGGCCCACAGCGTGGCCTACGGGCTCACGGCGTACCGCTGCGCCTATCTGGCCACCCACCACACCCTGGAGTTCTTCACGGCCCTCCTACGGGTCGCGGAGGGGTCGGCCAAGAAGAAGGGCGACAAGTTCACCAAGGAGGAGATCTACGTCCGTGCAGCCAAGTCCCGAGGGCTGGGGCTGCGGCGGGCCGACATCAACATCTCCGGTGCCTCCTACACGGTGGACCGCAAGTCCAACACCATCCGCAAGGGGCTGGGGTCCATCAAGGGGATCGGCGCCCCCACGGCGAACAGGATCGTGGGAGCCCGCCCCGAGGAGGGCTACGAGTCGATCGAGCAGCTGTGCAAGCTGAGCAGGATCACCGGCTCAGGACCGTTCCTGACGGACGGGGACACCCAGGTGGGCATCTTCGGCAAGCTCTACGACGCGGGTGCCCTCGACGACCTGCTGGAGGTGTGATGGCGCACCTGAAGGGCTGCCCCAGAGCCAGCAGTCCTAGCGGCAACTGTCTGTGCCTGCTCGTCCAGTCGGTGCGGGAGGACCAAGCAATCACCTTGATCGTGCGTGCCATCGACCGCTATGGCGAATACCAAGGCGAGGTTTCCCATGAACTGCGCCACACCATCTACTCGATCATCGAATCGGCATGGGAGCCGCGCTTCATCTACTCCCGAGACAGGCATAGCGATGAAGAACATTGAGCTCGTCCGCCAGCGCTCTGACGGCCACTGTGAGGCGTTGGTCTACGTCGAGGCCGGAGGAGGCGTCTGGACCCGCTGCGGGCAGGGCCCTGTGGAGGTCCACCACGCCCTCACGCGGGCACGCGGGGGAACGATCCTGGACTCCATCGGTGAAACGCACCACCTCATAGCGTTATGCAGAACCTGCCACACCATGGCCGATGGTGGCGACGCCTACATGGGCGGGGTCCTGATGGACGGCTACGTCTCCCGCGAGGGGGACTGGATCGTCTACTGGGGCACCGACCCTTACCTGACCGAGAAGTACCCACCGAGGAGGAACACATGAGCGGCATTGAGAACTTTGGTTCTACCGCAGTCGTAAGGGCGATGCTTGCTGACGCCCAAGACGCGATCGTTAACGCTGAGGCTGGCGACAATGACAAAGTGCTGTACTCCATTGCGTCGAGCCTGTTCAGCATTGCGGAGAGTCTCGCCGCGTTGACGGGTGCTGTCGTTAGGTGGGAGACGTCCGATGACGAAGACAACTTGAACACTGAGGTGCATGTTGTCACCCATAGGTGGACCACATGACTGAATATGCCATTCACCAGGACATCAGCGACGAGCTGCTGGCGAACGCCATGTACCCAGATCAGGTCATCGAGGACTGCTTCACGTACTGCGAGGACAAGGTCATCAGGGCCATGCAGAACGACAACATCGTCCTGACTCAGGTGGACATGGTCGGTGAGTCGTTCATCAGACTGAAGCGCGATCGTTGGAGGCACGTTGTCGAGCCCTTTGACTACGAGGATGAGGATGGCGTGACGCGTCGCCATGAAGGCTACGAATGCACCCGTATCAGAGTTATCGGAACTATTGAGGAGACACCATGATCGCTGTAGGAACCATGCTGAACATCGGGATGCTGGGCGAGGACTCCATCCCCGCGAATGGGGACATGACCTCGGTCAAGGTCGTCACCGTGGCCATGGACCCAGACGACGCCCTTGCCCTGACGACCATCCTGTTCAACCTGCAGGGGGTCTCCCCCGAGTGGAAGGACACCTTCTTCCGGTTCGCCCAGCAGCTTCTTGACGCCGCGAACAAGTGCCGATGAGCCAAGAGGAGCTGCTGAGCCGCGCACGCAGGGTTCGGTATGTCCAGCAGGAGGCCGCAGACATCTTGCGACCTAACCTGGACCAGCCCAGCATGGTCGCCTACATGGATCAGGCCAGCGCAACGTCTCGCGACAACATGCAGCGCGTCATCGATGCGATCGACGACACCATCGAGGTGCTCGTCATGGACGACGGTCCTGACATCGGAGCGTTGCTGATGGCGGCGATGAGCCTGCACACGGACCTCGTCAAGTGCCAGCACTACGTCGGCAACCCGATGTCGCTAGGACCGTGGTACGTCATGCTGCCGTCGAACATAGCCACTTGCGGAGAGTGCATGAGGAAGACGGGGTCACCCAAGAACATCGCGCATGAGACGCAGTGCGACCTGTGCATGGGAGAGGTTCCTGACAACCTCTTCTTCAGCGGCACTCTCGTCTTCGGCATCGTGATCTTCGCCTTCTCTGTCGGCTCGTGCTGCCACCCCTTGGTCACAGGGATGGTGGAGTGGTGAGCCTTCGTAGCCAGATCAAGGCCGTCCAGAGCGGGCTGCCTATCACCGTCATGCACGAGAAGTGGGTGGCCGAGAACCCCGACCCGGTCTACTCGCCGGAGGCTCAGGCGTTCGCTGCCGGGCAGCTCGCGGGGATCACCGGGTCCATGCGCCGGCGCAAGCGGATGTTCCGCGCCTCTGCCGCGGGGACCTGCAAGCGCCGTCAGGTGCTCGCCTACATCGGCCACCCCCAGCGCAAGGAGGAGATCACCTCCACGCTGGGCAACATCTTCGCCACCGGCAACTTCCTGCACCTGAAGTGGCAGATGCAGGGGCTGACGGCCGGCTGGCTGATCGAGGCCGAGGTCCCCATGGACAAGCCGGAGATCAACGCTGGGGGCACCGCTGACGGCAAGCTGGTCACCAAGGGCGGGTTCGAGTTCAAGTCCATCAACGACCGCGGCTTCACCTACGTCATGACCTATGGCCCCAAGCTCGACCACCAGGACCAGACCGACAACTACATGTACCTGGGGGACATGGACCACTACTCGATCGTCTACGAGAACAAGAACAACGGGGAGTGGAGGGAGTTCCGCAGGGAGCGCGAGGAAGCCAACATGAGGCGGGTGGCCGAGCGCTTCGACGAGCTCAACACCTTCGTGTCCGATCGCAGGCTGCCCAAGGTCCTGGACGACTGCCAGGCCGAGACGGGGGTCCAGTTCCGGCAGTGCCCGTTCCGGGACACCTGCTTGAAAATGAAGATGTTCCCTCGAGCAGCGGCGTGAACGGTGAGACAGACGTCTTCGTCACCGCCGCCATGGGCATCGCCCTGGCATGGGCGTGCGCTGCCGTGGTGACTATCAGCTACTACGTCTGGAAGAAGGTGCGCGATGGCCGTTCGGATTAGGCGGGCTACCAACCGGGACATCCAGTTCGGCAGGACGCTGACCCAGGTGGAGACCGAGTACGGCCTGGACTCCGTCGAGCACCTGTGGGCCGAGCTGCAGGGCTACGTGGACGTCCTCCTGGGGCGCAAGGAGTCACCCATCGACTCGCCCTACCTGGCCCTCATGGAGGTCGCCACCGCGTACTACGCCCGTGCCCAGGAGATGGACATGCGCATCCACGCGGCCGAGCGAGAGGGTGTCGTCCATCGCGGCTCCCCGCTCTACAAGTTCCGCACCGGGGAGCTCAAGGCCTTTATCGAGCTGTCCCGCAAGTGCGCCGATCTCGGCTCCCGCAGGCTCACCCAGGAGGCGCTGATGTCCGACGCCCGCAGGATGGACTCCATATGACCGAGTGGCTCAAGAACATCGCAGTCGGGCTGCTCCCAGTCCTTGCTCTCGGCGTGGTCATCTTCCTCTGGGTCGGCATCCCGATGATCTGGATGTCCTACAGCGATCCCGAGGGAAAACAGTTCAGCACGCTCGGGACCGTATGGGTGCTTCTTCCCCTCGCGGTGATTGTGGTGTCCGTGCTCCATTGGGCAGGGAAAGCGATTCGCGACAAGGAGGACCAGTGAAACCCAACATCAACAAGGCAGCAGTGGAGGCAGCGTTTGGGAAGCCGACCGAGATCCCGCACTACAACATCGTGGTGGCCACCCCTGGTGCCATGCTGACGGCCGGCTACGTCAAGTCCCTGATGGAGACCTTCGACGCCATCAGGAATCAGGGGCTGACCTGCATCTGGCTCAACGCCGGGGGCTCCCACGTGGGGGTGACCCGGGAGCGGACGGTGTGCGGGGAGGACTACGCCAACAACAGGATCAACCAGCTCATGGGCGGCAACCTGTCCTACGACAAGCTGTTCTGGATCGACTCGGACATCTCCTGGAAGGTCTCGGACTTCGCCCGGCTGTCCAACTCCGACCTGGACATCGTCTCGGGCGCCTACATGATGGCCGACCACGTCGTGGTTCTCAGCCGTCAGGCGTGGGGCGGGCTGATGCCGTACGAGGAGTTCGTGACGCACACCGAGCCCTTCGCTGTCGCGTCGGTGGGCTTCGGGTTCGTCTGCATGAAGGCCGGGGTGATGGAGTCCATCCCCAAGCCGTGGTTCGGCGGGGTGGAGGAGAACAACCGCTTCCTCGTGGGAGAGGACATCTCGTGGTGCCTGAAGGCCCGCAAGCAGGGCTACGAGATCATCGTGGACCCGAGCGTGCGGGTGGACCACTGCAAGTCGATCATCGTGGACTGGCCCTCAGAGCCTGCTGTGGAGGTCGTTCCAGCGGATCCAGGCCATGTCCCAGGAGTAGTGCTCGTTGATGTCGCTGGCCTGCTTCCCAGGGACCCACAGGCCGTTCCTGACGATGCCGATGGCCTCTGACAGGGAGTAGGCGAAGCCATCGATGTCTACCTCCCGCTGGTCAGGGCCCCTCATCGGGCAGACCATGCCGTGGCCCAGCGAGGTC